GCCGGATGACGTCCGGCAGGCCATGGTGCGGGGGCACCAGATCGTCCCGGCCTACGGCAAGCGGGTGACGGACGTACTGAAAGGGATGCTGCGCCCGGCGCTGCTGCCCGCCCCCGGCAAGGTTCTGATCGCCGCCGACTGGTCGGCCATCGAGGCGCGGGTGAACCCCTGGCTGTCCAAGTCGAACAGCGGCACCGAGAAGCTCGGGATCTTCGAACGCGGCGAGGACGTCTACAAGGTCAACGCCGCCGCGACCTTCCGCGTCACCGTCGAGGACGTGACGAAGGACCAGCGCCAGGTCGGCAAGGTCCAGGAACTGGCCTGCGGCTTCGCTGGCGGCGTCGGTGCCTTCGCAGCCATGGGCCGGATCTACGGCATCAACCTGCCCGAGAGCGAGGCCAGGAAGATGGTGGACGCCTGGCGCCGGGCGAACTCTTGGTCCGTCCCTTTCTGGCAGGGGCTCGAGGAAGCCTACACGCGGGCGATGCGGAACCGCGGGCATGAGTTCACCGCCGGCCGGATAACCTATTTGTTCGACGGCCAGCACCTTTGGTATGCTCTGCCTTCCGGCCGCGTCCTCTGCTATCCCTTCGCGCGGCTTGAGCCCGAGGGCGTCACCTATGCGAAAGCCTCCTGGAAGCCTGCGGCAGACGCGAAAGAGTGGCCCCGCGCGCGGCTCTGGCGAGGGCTCGCGTGCGAGAACGTGACCCAGGCCACCGCGCATGACCTGCTTCGTCATACCCTGCGCCAGCTAGAGGCTGAGGGCCACGACGTCGTGCTGCACGTCCATGACGAGGTGGTGGTCGAGACGGACGACCCGGAGGCGGCGCAGGCCGCCATGCAGCGCATCATGTGTTCACCACCAGCCTGGGCGGCAGGGATACCGCTCAACATCGAGGCTGCGGTGATGAATCGTTACGGTAAATAGGGGAGAGGATGATGGACTTCGTAGAGTTCTTACAGGGGCTCGCGCCCCCCAACGAGACGCTGCTGGTGGTGCGGCAGAAGGCGGTCCTGCGGGACGGCCAGCAGGCGCTGCACGCCGACGGCACGCCGAAGTACACCTGGCCCGCCTACATGCCGACCAAGCGGCGGAACGACGGCGGGTCGTGGTACGGCAACACCGGATCCTTCATCATCGACCGTTTCAAGGATGGCCAGCCGTCGGCGGCGGCGGCCTGCTGCGAATACGTCCTGGTGATGATGCTGGACGACGTGGGCACCAAGGCGAAGACGCCGCCCCTGGCCCCGACCTGGATCATGGAGACGAGCGAGGGCTCGTTCCAATGGGGCTACGCCTTCGCGGAGCAGCCGACGAAGGGCGAGTTCACAGCCGCCATGACGGCCATCGCCGCCGCTGGCTACACCGACCCCGGCGCGACCAACGCCGTCCGCAACTTCCGACTGCCGGGCTCGGTCAACCTCAAGCCCGGCCGCGACGGCTTCAAGGCGCGGCTGGTCGAGTTCCACCCCGACCGCGAATTCACCCTCCCGCAGATCTGCGAGGCGCTGGGCGTCACGCCAGCGCCCGCCGACACGGCCTCGCAGGGCGTCTTCCGCCTGCGCGACACGGGCAAGGACACGGTGCTGGAGTGGCTGAACGAGCAGGGCCTGGTCCTTTCGGCGGTCAACCAGGAGGGCTGGCTGGGCGTCGTCTGCCCGAACGCGGCAGAGCATACCACCGGCCAGAACGAGGCCCGCTACAGCCCGATCAACCGCGCCTTCTGCTGCTACCACGGCCATTGCGAACATCTGGACAGCGCCGCCTTCCTCAAGTGGGTCTGCGACCAGGGCGGCCCCCGCGCCGGCCACGGCCTGCGGGACGAACTGCTGGCAGAGCAGATGGCCCGCACCCTCGACAAGCTGACGCCGACCGAGACGTTCCCCGATCGGGCGGCGGAGGTGATCGCGGAGGTGGACCGTAAGGAGCTGGGCCGGGTCGAGAAGGCGGGCTGGTACGAGCGCTTCGCCTACGTCATGTCGGACGACTGCTACTTTGACCTCATGGACCGCCGGGAGATCAGCCGGAACTCGTTCAACGCCCTGTTCCGCCACATCCCCTGCAAGTCCATCCACAGCGGGAAGAAGATCGAGGCCAGCACCTGTTACGATGAGAACCGGCAGGCGATGGGCGCCCGCGTCTTGGTGGGCGTCACCTACGCCGCTGGCGAAAGCGTGCTGGTGTCGCGCAACGGCGACGTCTACGGCAACCGTTGGGTCAACGCCCGGCCGGACGTGTCGAAGGCGCCGGGCGGCGACGTGACGCGCTGGATCGAGCATTGCAAGCGTCTGGTGCCGGACCAGGCTGACCTCGACCACATCTGGGATGTGATGGCGTTCAAGGTCCAGAACCCCCGCGTCAAGATCAACCACGCGATCCTCCACGGCGGCCACGGCGGCAGCGGCAAGGACACGATGTGGGCGCCGTTCATGTGGGCGGTCTGCGGCCCGACGCTGGTCAACCGAGGGCTGATCGACGGGGACACGATCAACAGCCAATGGGGCTACGCGCTGGAAAGCGAGGTCATCCTGCTGAACGAGCTGAAGGAGCCGGAGGCGCGGGAGCGCCGGGCGCTGGCGAACCGGCTGAAGCCGATCATCGCCGCCCCGCCCGACTATCTGGTGGTCAACCGCAAGGGCCTGCACCCCTACGACACGCTGAACCGGGCCTTCGTCCTGGCGTTCAGCAACGACATGATCCCGCTCACGCTGTCGAGCGATGACCGGCGCTGGTTCGTGGTCTGGTCCACAGCGCCGCAGATGGATCCGCGCGAGGCGCAGGCTATCTGGCGCTGGTACAAGGAACAGGATGGTTTCGCCGCCATCGCCCGCTGGCTGTATGCTCGCGACGTGTCGGCGTTCAACCCTGGCGCCACGCCGCCCATGACGGACGTCAAGACGTCGCTGGTCGAGCATAGTATGAGCATGGCCGAGAGCGTGATCGTCGAGCTGGTACAGAACCGGCGGGGTGAGTTCGCCCGCGGTGTGATCGGCGGGCCGTTCCACGCGATCTGCGACCGCCTCCAGGCGGTGATGCCGTCGGGTGCGAAGGTGCCGCCAGCGGCGCTGTTACATGCGATCCAGGAAGCCGGCTGGGTGGATATCGGGCGCGTGGACTCGGGAGAGTACAGGACGAAGAAGCACATCTTCGCCGCGCCAGAGCTTGCGCGGGCTCTCAGCAAGAGCGACCTTCGGCGCATGATCGAGGAGCCCTCGGCGCCGAAGGTCGTCGATCTCAAGGTGGTGGGGTAACGCGGCCTAGGGTCGCGTTGGCCTGGATCCGGACGTCGCGGTTGGACCAGGTCCAACACGCGCCGTCCTGGTCCTGGAAGCAGACCCACATAAGGTCTGCCTCCGGGCCGTAGTCGATCACCAGATGAGCCCACGCCTTACCCTTGGGCGTGAGCAGCGGCAGCGGCGGGTTGAGCTGCGTCAGCATCATCCCGCGCGGTACTCCAGCCCCGTGGGCTCCTCTTTCGCCCGCGCCGCCTCGATCAGCGCGTTGACTTCGTAAGCAAGCAGGCACGGGCCGAGGTAGCGCCAGCCTTGCGCCTCCATCTGTTCCGACGTCATGTTGTCGTCTTGCGCGGGTCCGGTGCGCCACAACTGCAAGCCCGGTTGCCATCGAAAGGGCGTCGGCTCAGAAGCGAACTCGTCGCCCATCCAGTAATGGTAGATGGCGCGGATTGGTTTCCAAGGCACGCCGGGCTTGCTGACGTCGGGCCAGCCGTCGGGGATGGTGTCGTTCATGCGCGGTCCTCCGGCACCGGCAGGCTGCGGACCATGGCCCCGGCCTGCTCGTAGGTGTTGGCGATGCTGTGGTCCTCATTTGTGCGGGCTCGGGTCCGCACATAGATCGCGGCGTCTGTGCAGCGGCGCTCGGCCATCGCCAGCGCGGCCAGGAAGCCATCCCTCCAGGCCGCGCGCTCTTGCTCGCTCATGTGATCCACCCGAACAGCCACAGCAGGCCCAACGTCGGCAGGACGCAGGTCCACAAAATGAGCGCGGTAAACGCCAGCACCAGCCCAATGAAATCGCTCATCCGGCCAGCGCCTCCCGCGCGGAGCGCACCAGCGTCTCGGCCAGCCGCAGCGCCTGCGCCGGGGTTAGGTCGGCCACGCGGTCGTCGGCATAGGTCTTACCGTTCAGCACAAGCCGGACTTGGCCCTGGTGCCAGATGGCGAAGGCTTCGCTGACAGGCGGCAGGTCGCGGTCGGTCACAGCTTCGCCCCCATCCTCGGGTTGCGCGACGGGACCAGCCCGCCGCAGGGCAGGCGCCGCCGGGGCTCGCCCAGCGTCGCGACGATCTCGCGCTCTAACTGGCGCAGCCGGTCAGTCCAGCCCTCGATGGGCGCCGGGTCGTCCCCGTTGTCGTAGGCGTGCCGGTCCAGCAGCACGGCCACGCGCTCGGCCGCGTCGAAGGCGCGGTGCATGGCCGCATCAGCGGCTTCGTATCTATCGTGCATGGTCCTTGTCCTCCTTTTCTACCTGCCGCCAATAGGCGGCGGCGATGGCGACGGCCAGCACGTCCGGGTGCTGGCCATCGACTGCCTTGACGCCCCAAGCCCGCGCTAGGTCGCGCAGGCGCTGGGGGTCGCGTTCCTCAACGCGTATCTTCACGCGCCGGCGGCGCGGATGCGGTTCAGCAGCCGCAGCCCGGCCGCCGTGATGGTCAGCTTTACCTTGCGGCGGTCCTCGCAGCATTGTACCCGCGTGAGCAGCGTCAGCTCAACCAGCCGGTCAGCGGCGCGGGTGACGACGGGTCGCGAAATCCCCAGCGACGCCGCGATCGGTTGGTTACTCTGGCCGGGATGCTCCGCCACCAGGGCCAGGATAGCCATCTGGCGGCAGGTCATGTTGGCGTCCACGTCAGCAGCCAGGACGAACGGCTTCGCTTCATGCGGCAGGATCAGCAGGTTGGTCATTGTGTCGGTCCCTTTCAGATTGCGTTGCGGCACGAGCCGCACAGTCGGTTGTGTGGCCCCTCGCTGTCAAACGTTTTTTGACAACGAAGGCAGTTGCGCGGCGTGGTGTTCGGGCGGTGCTGGGTTGGGCATTTGAAGCGTTCGCGGAAGCGCGCCGCGGCTTGTGCGGTGCGCGTCTGATGCGCCCACCAGGCGCTTAGGCCCTTGGCGGATATCCCGCCCACCTCCTCCGCCAGTTGCTCCCACGTCATCCCCTGCGCCCGGCCGGTGGAGACGATGGCCACCCGCCGGGCGATGAAGTCACTTGCATATGTCGGCATCAGCGCCCCCGTAGCGGCACGATGTTCGGGTGGTACGCGCTGCTATCCCACGGCTGACGCCGCCAATGGGGCGGCACGGTGCGGCCCTCCAAGATGCGGGCGCGCTCGACCAGGTCGGGCATGATCAGCGCCAGCAGCTCCAGCGCCACGATGGCCCGCTCGGGGTTGCCCTCGGTCGCCAGCGTGGCGGCCATGTCCGCGATGGCCGCGAGGTCTTCTGTTAGGCTCATGCGACGCGCTCCGGCAGTTTGGCGGGCTCGCGCCCGTGGTGGCGAGCCCATACGGCTTCGGCCTCGTCTAGCTGGCGGCCAAGATCTGCCAGCGTGCGGTTGATCCGCCAATGCTCCTCGCCGCCGACGTAAGCCAGCTTTAGGAGCTGCTCCTGCATGGCGATTGCGGCGCATAGGACGCGGATCGTGCGGAAGGCGGGTGGGTTGGTTCTGATCATGGCCAGCGGTCCTCGTCCCTGTCGATCCGGCGCAGCAGCGCCCATGCGGCCAGTACGGTCAGCCCTATGCCGGCCAGTAGGACGGCCAAAGCCAGTTTCAGCCAATCTAAAAACTCCATTGCGGTGCCTCTCCCTCATGTGTAACGCTATCGGTGACGGTGCTGCGGTGGTCGCGCCCGTCGTGCGCTGCGGCGGTCCTCCCCCGGCCCGCGCATCGCCCGGCCCGCTGCGCTAGTCCCTCGCGGCGGGCCGGGCGCTTTCACGGCAAGCGTACCCGGACATCAATCCCAACCGGCGCGTCCACCCCGGCCGTGTAAAAGATGACGGCCCGCGCGCGGCCCCGCGCGTTGTACTCAACCGTAATGTGGTCCGGTTGCGTGTGCTCGTCTGAAATGACGATGCCGTCTCGGCTGGCGAGCCATTGCGCGTAAAGCGCGGCCCGATAGCGGTCCAAATCCTCGCCGCGGTAACGGTGGTGCATGGTGGCGCTCATGGTGTCCCCCTCTGGCGTAGCGTCGCCGCCAGGATGGCAACGGCGCGGATGAATAGGTCCAGGATCACGGCGCGGCCTGCGGCGCCGTTAGGTTGTGCATGTCGGCAAGCGTGCTGGCGGCATCCTCGCAGAGCCAATGCAGGCCCATCACGACGCCTTGCGGCAGGCGGGCCGCCTCCGCGTCCTCATGCAGCAGCACAAGATGCGCGTGCAGGACCGCGAGTGTCCCCGCCAGCAGGTGAAGCGTGGCGGTGGCGGTATAGGGCGCGCTCATGTCAGGTGATCCTCATACATGGCGAGGATGGCGTGATCGGGCGGGAGCGTGTCGTCCCCCGTGTCGCAGCGGTAGTAATCCCGCGCGACGCGCAGCAGGTCGTCCAGCGTGTCGTCCGGGTTGTCGCTGGCGGCCGTGTCCAGCAGCAGCGTGTCCCCCCGGTGGATCTCGAGGCTTTCGACGATGCCGCGCGCGTCGCGGCGCCAGACGACGGCGAGGTTGTTGGTGGAGGGCGCGTTCACGGCTTGCATTCCATCACAAAGAAATCTTCCGGCCGTAGGGTCTTATCGGAGAAATACCCGCGCTCAACGTAAACCGGGATTACCTCCGATAGGTGCCGGTCGGCCCGCTCGCGGCTGTCGAATAGGCCATGGATTGCGAGCGGGTTGAGGCGCTCAACGACGGCAAACTTGCTCATGGTGCGGCGCTCCCCTTAGACCGCTTGGAACACGTTGAAGCCGGCGTCGCGCAGCTCGCGGTTCCAGTCGTGGCCGGCGTCTTTCGCCAGCGCGGCTTGGAACACATGGAAGTTGTGCCCCGCGCCAAAGGCGGCGCCGTCGTATGTCATGTCCGGCGGCGTCATCTTGCGGGCGGCGGCGGCGCACGCGGCTGTGCGCTTGTCATACCCGCCCCCGGCGGCGAAGCCGCGCACCATGGGCGTGCCAGCCCAATGGACGTAAGCGTAGAGGCGTCCGGCGCCGTCGCGCGGATACTTGAAGGCGACGCTGGCGACGCGCTCGGCGCCCAGCATGACGACGAAGGCGGAGACGCTCGGGAAGGCGGCGTCATGCTGCTGGTAGATGGTGGTGGTCATGGCGGTTGTCCCTTGTGTGCGGTGGTCGCAGGAAAATCTGTAGCGGTATCCGTAGCGTGACGCAATAGGCTCTATGGCGTCACGATCAGCAGCAGCCAAAAGGCCGCGAGGCAAAGCGCGGTGGTGATGCCGTAGGCGAGGCTGGCAACGATGATGCGGAGCGTGTGCATGTGTGCGGTCCTTTGTGTTGTCGAACGTCTGGCGCTCGGGAAACCGGGCGGCTGACCGCCCGGAAGCCGGAGCGTCAGTCACGCCACGATACGAACATGACCGTGCACATGCCGTAGGGGCGGAATTCGTATCCATCGCCCATGTCATGCGTCACGCCGCGCACGCCAGTCAGCCCGACCGCAGCCTTTGCGCGGCGCATCACGGCACGGCGGTAGCCCTTAGGCTCGCGGCGCCCATTGCCGTCCCAGCCCTTGAAGGCGGTCCATTCCGGCACGCTGATGTCAGCACGGCGGACCCAGCCATAGTTGGCTTCGCCACCAAAGGTATCGGTGTATTCGACGGCGTAGGTGTTGGTCATGGTTCTGTCCTCCATTGTGTTGTCGAACGTCTGGCGCTCGCCATGCGCGCGGCCGGAACCGCGCGCGGGCGCGAACGTCAGAAGGTGAAGCCCTGCGCGATGAACCAACGGCGCGCGGCGGGGCTGGCGACAGCGTCGCCAGAGCCTAGCAGCATCTCAAGAGTATTCAGCGCAGCCTGCGACCATGCCTCGTCACACACATCATCTTCGCTAGCGAAGTTGTCATCGGCATTGCTGACGGCATCCGCCAGCAGGCTGCTAACGGCGTCATACAGCGCCGGGCTCTCAATCTGCATATCAACAGCGGCGCGGTGCAGGGCGCGAAGGGTGGCGGTGGCGGTGGTCATGTCGGCGGCTCCAAACGGTTACGACAGAACACACATTAGGATGGGCGGCGGGGATTGCAACACATTTTTTGACGGCAGGGGCAGATTTTTCGGTTTTTCGGCGTCTAGGTTCGGCGGTTTATCGGCCAGGTTGCCGAACCGAAAACGTGAGCCTTTCCCGCGCGATAGCACGGGCTTTCGGCAGTTTCGGTCATCTATCTTGTATATGCTTAGAAGACAGTAGGTATATATACCTATATATACTATAGGGGTCAGCGGATGAATGAAGGCTTTCGGCATGACCGAAACTGCCGAACATTGCCGAAAGCCCCGCGCCCTCGCCGCCACGCCGCCGCATCCAGCTCCGCCAGCTCCATGCCTCGGCCCAACCGTTTTCGGCATTGCCGAAACTGCCGAAGACTGCCGAACGGGCGCATCCCTCGGCCCGACCGTTTTCGGCATTGCCGAAACTGCCGAACGCTGGCGCCAGCTAGCTGCGCGCCTAACCGCGGCGTATACGTTCCAACGCCTGGCCACATGTACACATGCACAGTTGAACAGCTGTTCATATGAACAGTTGAACACCTATTCATATGTTCAGCTATCAGCACTAAAACGATGCCGAAAGCCAATGGGCGGGGGGGAGGGGGCCGGCGGCCCGCCCGGTCCAGGGCCGGAGGGGCCACAAACAATTTTTTATTTTTGCGAGGCCTTTGCCTCCGCGTCACACAACATGATACAAGCGGGCATGTCCGTTTTCTCCCTCCCGTACGAGCCGCGCCGGCTGCAAGCGACGGAAGCGCGGCTGGAGGCCATCTACAACGCAGCGCGCAAGGGCCTGCGTGGGGACACGCTGGCGCTGGCCGCCGGGATGCGCCCCGCAGAGTACCGCACGCTTTGCGAGTTCGACCCGCTGGCGGCGCTGGCCGAGGAGAAGGGCCGCGCCGACGGCGAGCTGGAGATGGCCGGCGTGCTGTACGACGCCGCCAAGGCTGGCGACGCCAAGGCGGCGCTCGACATCCTCAAGCACACCCACGGCTGGGTGGCAAAGCAGGCCGTGACGGTCGAGGTCAACCAGACGATCTCGATCACAAGCGCGCTACAGGAAGCGCAGCGCCGCGTCATCGAGGGGGTAGCCGAGGCCGCACCCGTGCTGACCGAAGACGCAAAGCCTTACCCGGAGCGCATCCGTGCAGACGGTTAAGTACTCGCCCGACGACGAGATGGAGTTGATGAGCCGGCTGTGGACGCCGGCCATCAAGGACGACCCGCTCAAGTTCGTGCTGTTCACCTTCCCGTGGGGGCAGAAGGGCACGCCGCTGGAGCATTTCCAAGGACCGCGCAAGTGGCAACGGGAAGTGTTGCAGACCCTCGCGGACCACATCCGCAACAACAACGGCAAGGTGGACTTCGACACCTTTCGCATGGCCATCTCGTCCGGCCGCGGTATCGGCAAGTCGGCGCTCGTCTCCTGGCTGGTGATCTGGATGCTGACGACCAGGATCGGCTCGACGACCATCGTGTCGGCCAACTCCGAGGCGCAGCTTCGCTCCGTCACTTGGGCCGAGATCACCAAGTGGCTGAGTATGAGCCTCAACAGCCATTGGTTTGAGGTCAGCGCCACCCGCGTAATGCCAGCCAAGTGGCTGACGGAGCTGGTCGAGCGCGACCTCAAGATGGGCACGCGCTACTGGGGCGTCGAGGGCCGGCTGTGGTCGGCGGAAAACCCCGACGCCTACGCGGGCGTCCACAACTTCGACGGCGTGATGCTGATCTACGACGAGGCCAGCGGTATCGACGACACGATCTGGTCGGTCGCTGCGGGCTTCTTCACCGAGAACACGCCGCACCGCTTCTGGCTGGCGTTCAGCAACCCCCGCCGCAACGCGGGGTACTTCTACGAGTGCTTCCACTCCAAGCGGGACTTCTGGTCTACCAAGATCGTGGACGCCCGGTCGGTCGAAGGCACCGACAAGCAGGTCTACCAGCAGATCATCGACGAGTATGGGCCGGACAGCACCCAGGCCCACGTCGAGGTCTACGGGCAGTTCCCCAACGCATCCGACGACCAGTTCATCGGCGCCAGCTTGGTGGACGACGCCATGCGCCGCCCCCAGCACAAGGATCCGTCGGCGCCGGTCATCATCGGGGTGGACCCGGCGCGATTCGGGTCGGACAGCACCGTCATCGCCGTGCGCCAGGGGCGCGACATCATCGCCATCAAACGGCACAAGGGCGACGACACCATGACCGTCGTCGGCCACGTCATCGAGGCCATCGAGACGTACAAGCCGGCGCTGGTGGTCATCGACGAGGGCGGGCTGGGGGCTGGCATCGTGGACCGGCTCAAGGAGCAGCGGTACAAGATCAAGGGGGTCAACTTCGGCAACAAGTCGAAGAACCCGGTGATGTGGGGCAACAAGCGGGCCGAGATGTGGGGCGAGATGCGGGCCTGGCTGAAGGGCGCGTCCATCCCCCTCGACCGCTATCTGAAGAACGACCTGACCGGGCCGATGATGAAGCCGGACAGCAAGGGGACGATCTTCTTGGAGAGCAAGAAGGACATGAAGGCCCGTGGGCTGGCCAGCCCCGACGCGGCCGACGCCATTGCCGTCACCTTCGCCTTTCCGGTGGCCCATCGGGAATATGTGGACAGGACACCCCGCCGCAACTATGCTGCGGGGGGAATTCAAACCTCTTGGATGGGGTCTTAGAGCATGTCGAACAACACGAAGCCGATTGGCGTCGCCTACGAAGACCAGAACATCATCGGCGCCAGCCAGATCCTGTCCGACGAGCAGCTCGGCTACACCGCCGCCGCTCAGGGCACCGTGACGCAGCTCACCAGCAAGTCCACGGCCGTGACGCTGGACAAGGCGGCGGGCCAGATCGTGATGAACAACGCCTCGCTGGGCGCCACGACGAACGTGACCTTCACGCTGAACAACAACCTTATCAGCGTGAACGACATCCTCGTCCTCAACGTGGCCGCTGGCGCCACGGCCGGGGCGTATAACTGCTGGGTGTCCAGCTTGGCCGTTGGCTCTGCGACCATCACGGTGCGGAACATCAGCGCCAGCCCGCTGTCCGAGGCCGTGACGATCAACTACGCGCTGATCCATTGCGTCTGACCACGGCGACGTAAGGCGGGGGCCACATGGCCAAGAAAAGCGTCTCCCTGGCTGTAGGCCGCGGTGAGAAGCTACCTACGAGCAAGGGCGCCGGCCTTACCGCCAAAGGCCGGGCCAAGTACAATCGCGAGACGGGCTCCAACCTCAAGCCCCCGGCTCCCAGCCCCAAGACCGAGGCTGACAAGGGGCGCAAAAAGTCCTTTTGCGCCCGCATGGCCGGCGTGGTAGCCAAGTCGGACAACGCCGACCGCGCCAAGGCGAGCATGAGAAGGTGGAAGTGCTGATGGCCAAGCCGGGTCTGTACGCCAACATCCACGCGAAGAAGGCCCGCATCGCCGCCGGCTCCGGCGAGAAGATGCGGAAGCCGGGCTCCAAGGGCGCTCCCACCGCTGCGGCGTTCCGCGAGTCTGCCAAGACGGCCAAGCCCGCGAAGAAGGGTAAGTGACATGCCTCTGGTGAAGTCCACCTCCAAAGAGGCGTTCCGCAAGAACGT